GTCTATAGCAAATATCTTGTCTTCAAAATATTTAATACCAGCATCGCTATCTGTAAACTGGCTGTCCGCAACCAGTATTTTATTATTCCAGTCACCGATGATTGTTGTCATTTCTGTGGTACCTATCTTTTGGGTTATTGAGCATACTATTAATAAGCTCATCCATAGTACTAAACCACTGAATCACTTTCATGCCGTCGTGCTGCATGATTGTAAAGCTCATTTGGTAGCCATAATATATAAACCTACGTTGGAAAAAGCGTATCCGCTATATACCACCGCCATAGCCCAGTTACCTTTTATACCCTGCTCACAGGCGATGTATCCGTATATTAGCCCAGTCACTATGATAAGCCAGGAGCTCATTGGGTTCCTTTCGTTTTTTGAAGTATACCCATTTTACTAAAATAATTGCACAAATCGTAAAATAGTGTAGAATTACAACAACTGGGTGATTGCTTATTCCGCCACTGCCCCAGCAGACGATGCAACGATTGGAATAGGCTCTTTTGCATAAGGAAACTTATAATGGCACGCGCAACCTTTGAAGGCCCGATTCTATCTGGTCCAAACCGTTTTTCCCCTTTCCGCAACGTCGGTTACACTGATTTAGTTCAGGAAACCTCTATTGTTTTAACCAACTCTACTAATGGTACTGCTGGTTATGCTGGTGGATCTGGTCAATTTGTTAACGGAAATACCGTTCCTAACGTAAACGCTACTGTTTACACCCCATCTTCTAGCGTCTACCCACCTGTAGCAGCTACTATTACTGCCGATGCTGGAACTGGCGGTACAGGTACTTTGTACCGTGGCGTTACATTTTGGCTACCATATGCCGCAAATATTAACGATTTCTTGATTGATACCAATGTGGCTATTACTGCTACTGGCGGTACTATTGGTACTGTAACAGCTAGCATTGGTAACGCTTTTAATACAACTACTTATGGAAACGTAGCTTCTATGAATGCTGCTACCGGCCGTAATACTGTTGCTTTAACTGGCGCTCAATTGCTTGCACAAAACTCTACAACTGGTGACATTACAGTTTCTCCAGTACAAGCCTCATCTCAGTATGCTGGATTAGTCTCCCAAGTTGTTGTAACTTTGACTATTCCTTACACAGCTGGAACAGGTACAACTTTGCCAGTAATTACTGCAGGTACATTTACTTTTGCTGTACGTTACACACAAACTGACTACAATATTGGTAATACTACAACATACCCATACGGTAACTTTGACTAATTAATCGAATAATGGGGCGCAGATCTGAAGGTTCTTGCGCTTAAACGAGTGTCCTAAACACCGCCCCTTTTTTAAAATTTAGGAGATTAATTATGACAATGCAATATGACGTAAAAGCCTCGCACCTTAACCAGTCAGGTTTTTTAGTGCTTAATGGTTCAGTAAATAGAACTCGTCTTAAACAGCTAACCTATTCTGGTAATGCTGGACAGGCGGGTACACTAATGCTATTTGATACTTTAACAGCCCCAATATCTGCTGTATATGCCCGTTCAGGTACAACAGTTACAGTAACAAAAACTGCTCACGGATTAAGTACAGGCACTCAAATTGGTATTGGGTACTTAAGTGCTTCTGGTGCTTCTGCAACTGATGGCAACTGGACAATTACAGTAACTGATGCAAATACTTTTACTATTACAGACCCTAATTCTGGAACAGTATCAGGTGGAACAACTTGTTATTATGTAGTAGCTTATCCAACAGGTTTTACAGTAAATCAAAACTCTGCTCGTTGGTTAATGGCTTTTGATACCCTTACAGGGGCTACTTCTACACAACAAGTAAGTATACCTGGTGAAGGTGTATTAACTCAGCTAGGGGCATACGCTCAAATGACATATATTGGTTTTGTTACTGCATTCTATGGCTAAGAAAACCCCATCTCTCGCAGTTGGGCGTGGTGAGAAACTTCCAGTCTCGAAAGGGGCTGGTCTCACTGCTAAAGGCCGCGCTAAGTATAATGCAGCTACAGGTAGTAATTTAAAGGCTCCACAGCCTGAAGGTGGGGCTAGGAAGAAGTCATTCTGCGCTCGTATGTCCGGTATGCCGGGTCCAATGAAAGACGAAAAAGGTCGCCCTACTCGTAAGGCAGCTAGTTTAAAACGATGGGCTTGTGGCTCAAAATGAACAACATTAACCCAATCGAAACCGCCAGAGAGTTGGCAACACATGCTAATGATATTGAGCATTTACAGGCGGATATGGATAAACTTGTTAAAGACATGGAAGAAGTAAAAAAATGCTTAGCGGAAATACAGAGATTACTTGGAGAACAAACCGCTAGTAGAAGAACCATGCACACTGTATTTAATGTAATTGCAGTTTTGTTTGGCGGTTTAATTGTGGCGTTATTTGAAAAATTTGTAAAGTAAGGAAATAATATGGCAAAGAGTGATATGAAAGAAGACATGAAAGCCGATGTCAAGCAAGATAAGGCTATTGTGAAAAAAGCATTCCGTATGCATGATGCGCAAGAGCATAAGGGCGGCAAGGGTACAAACCTTACCAAACTTAAAAAAGGCGGTAAAGCAAAACGTTACGATGAAGGCGGCGATGTAGAAACTGACACCGCACAAGGTAAAAACTCAATGATTGATGACAATACTCGCGCTATGGCGTTGGATTATGCCAATACAGATATTGATAAAGAACCTCGCTTAGATAACGTGCCAATGCCAAAAGAAAAAGCCAAAGCTAAGGCATCTTCGAAAGGCGCTAAAGCTTTTACTAAGGCAGAAACAAAAGGAGGCGCTGCGCTAATGACTCGTAAAGATCGTAGCGACATGCCTAAAGCTAAAGCAAAATCTTCTAGCTATACCCCGGATTACTCCGTTGGAATGGCAATGAAAGCGGGCGGTAAAGTTCGCGGTTGTGGTATTGCTCAACGTGGTTTAACTAAAGGAAAAGTATTATGAAAGAAACAATGGGACCAAAAACAATGGCTAAAGATGTGGAGAAGTTTCCTCAGTTTGAAAGCCACGACGCTGCTGCAGCTAAACACGGCGCAGGCCATTTGCCACACCACAAGTTCTTCCAAGAGCATAAGGCAGGCCATGATGTTCATACTGAAGCTGTACAGAAGTTTTGTACAGGCGGTAAGATGAAATGAGAGCTTCTCGCGGTATGGGTGATATTAACCCTGCTAAAGAACCAAAGGCTACGACCGCTCTAAAAGCAGGCGGTAAAACCAACTGGATCGCGGGAGCTATCAAGAAACCTGGCGCTTTACATAAAGCTTTGGGTGTGCCAGAAGGTGAAAAGATTCCGTCTAGCAAACTGGCTGCAGCTGCAAAAAAACCCGGCAAGATGGGTAAGCGGGCTAGGCTAGCGGAAACCTTGAAAGGGTTGAAGAAATGAGTTTTGTTATTACTTGGTTATTTGACAAACTTGGCTACATGCCTAAAATTAAAGTAGATGTCGGTAGCATTGCGTATAAAGCATGGCCTTTCCCTGTAGAATCAAAAGCGGAAGAAACGCCGGTAAAGAAATCGGCTGTTAAAAAAACAAGAACTTTGCCGTCTAGAGCAACTATTGCTAAAACTGCCCGTACAAAAAAGGCTAAGTGATGACCGTACCATCCCCTCTTACCACAGGCACTACGTTATTTAATCTAGATTTAAATGATCTGATTGAGGAAGCGTTTGAGCGCTGCGGTAAAGAGCTACGTTCTGGTTACGACTTTAGAACTGCAAGACGTTCTTTGAATTTGCTAACTGTTGAGTGGGCAAACCGCGGCATTAACATGTGGACTATTGAGCAGGGAACTATTAATTTAGTTCAAGGACAAACTACCTACGCGTTGCCTACAGATACTATTGACCTCTTAGAGCACCAGATTCGTACACAGGCAAATAGCCCATCTAATCAAACGGATATAAATATATCCAGAATTTCAGTATCTACTTATTCAACAATCCCAAACAAGCTATCCCAAGGTAGGCCAATTCAAGTCTGGATTCAACGTTTATCTGGCCAGCCAAACAATAGCACGTATACATTAGCTTCTACCATTTCAGCAACAGACACAACAATTACTCTTTCTGACACAACTAACCTGGCTTCAGCCGGTTTTATTCAAATTGACAATGAGATCATCGCCTATGGCTATGTATCTGGAAACCAAATAGGTTTCTGTGCTCGTGGGCAAGCGAATACAACTGCAGCAGCTCACACTTCAGGCGCAAGTATATACGTTCAAAATCTTCCAGCGGTGTCAGTCTGGCCTACACCAGATGGGTCACAACCATACCAATTTGTGTATTGGCGTTTGCGTCGTATTCAAGACGCTGGGGATGGTGTAAATATCCAAGATATTCCGTTTCGTTTTGTTAACTGTTTAGTTGCTGGTTTGGCGTATTATTTGTCAATCAAACTACTAGGAGTAGACCCCCAGCGCATCGCCGGTTTAAAGGCAGATTATGAGCAGCAGTTTCAGTTAGCGTCAGAAGAAGATAGAGAAAAAGCCCCAGTTCGGTTTGTACCACGTAGGATGTTTATTGGGGGTTATTAATGCCTAATAAGTTTGCTTCTGGTAAGTATGCAATTGCAGAGTGCGATCGGTGTGCATTTAGATATAAGTTGGTTGAGTTACGTACGGAAATCATAAAGACGAAACCCTACCAGCTAAAAGTCTGTAATACCTGCTGGGACCCTGATCAACCTCAGTTACAATTAGGGATGTATCCTATCAACGATCCCCAGGCAGTACGGGAACCAAGACGGGATTTGAGTTATGTACAGTCAGGTTTGACGGCGTATGGGTATCAGGCTGGAGGCAGCCGAGATACTCAGTGGGGTTGGAATCCTGTAGGACAGGGGTATGACTACAATGAAACGCCGAATTATTTGGTTGGGCAAGGGCAAGTTGGAACAGTAACAATTAACTAGGAGTAGGACATGGGATATAAAAGCGCAGCCGATGGCATAACAGGTAAAGGTAAAACTAAGGGCAAAAACCTTGGCGATTCCGGTTCAGATGTTGGCATCGAAATGGGTAAAAAAGTTGGTAAGGGCACTGCTGGCGGTAAAACCGATGCAGACATGCTATCAATGGGCCGTAACTTGGCTAAAGTTAAAGCAAACGGAAAATAATCATGGCTATTAACAACAAACCTGCATCTAAATACGCACAGCCCCATACAATGAGTGGTAAGGCTGTTGGTAATGAACTGCCAGCTGAATCTACAGAATCCGGTAAAGATTACATGGATGAGATGAATATCTCTATTGCTAACGTTAGTAAGGGTAACTACAAGCCTACCAAGACTTCTGGCATTGAAATGCGCGGTGGTAAAGCTCAGACTAAAGGTAAAATGTCACGTGGGCCAATGGCTTAAGGGTAAACCCTGATGAACTACGAAACGTTATATAACTCGATCCAAGCGTACGCTGAGAATACTGAACAGCTGTTTGTGGCTAACATTCCTGTATTTGTTCAGGAAGCTGAAGATCGCATATATAACTCCGTAAACCTACCATCGCTACGCAAAAATGTAACAGGTACACTAACTGCTGCTAACCAATATATTTCACTGCCTAGCGATTGGTTGGCTAATTATTCATTAGCTGTTATTGATTCTACAAATCGATATAACTACCTGCTTAACAAAGATGTTAACTTTTTGCGGGAAGCGTACCCCTCGGTTGTGTACACAAGCCCAACATACCAGGGTACACCGCAGGGGGTTCCAAGGTATTACGCTTTATTTGGTTCACAGCTATCCAACGTCAATGAAATGACACTGATGGTAGCCCCAACACCAGATGCTAACTACACAGTAGAGATGCACTATTTCTACTACCCGCCAACTATTGTTCAGGGTCAAATTGCCACGCTAGGCGCTATTACTGCCGGTTCTTTATATACTAATGGCGTATACCAAAACGTAGCCTTAACAGGCGGCTCCGGCGCTAATGCAACTGCTGATATTGTTGTTGCTGGCGGTGTTGTAACAAATGTTAGCCTTAAGTTTGGCGGCAATTTCTATGTGGCTGGAGATATTCTTTCTTGTTCTTCCCTTGGTTCTACTGGTGCCGGTTTTTCTATTCCAGTATCCTCCGTATCAAATGCAGCTGGAACAAGCTGGCTCGGCGATAACTACGACCCGGTTTTGTTTTACGGTTCTATGCGTGAAGCTATGCTATTTATGAAGGGCGAGCAAGACTTAATTGGCTATTACGAATCTAAATACCAAGAGGCTTTACAGCAACTTGTTCGTCTTAGCGAGGGGCTTGATCGTGGTGATTTCTACAGAGATGGCCAGACTAAACTTAACGTTAGCGGAGCTAGGCCTTAATGTCTATAACGCAAGGTCAAACGACCCAATTTAAAGTAAACCTACTTAGCGGGCTTGAAAACTTTGCTTCTGGTACCCCTTATACATATAAGATAGCGCTCTATACTGGTAATGCGGCTTTGAACAGTGCTACGGCTACTTACACTACTGCCAATGAAATAACTGGCGCTGGTTATACAGCTGGTGGTAAACCCTTAACAATAACCCAAGTTCCAGTTGGGGATTTAAATAGCAATACTGCCTATATATCATTTGCACCCGTAATTTGGACTGGCGCTAGCTTTACTGCTAGGGCAGCTTTAATCTATAATAGCAATACAAATGCGTCTATTTGCGTATTGGATTTTGGTTCGGATAAGACTAATACCCAAGCAGGAACATTTACAATAACTTTCCCAACACCCACGGCGACTAACGCCATTATTAGAATTAGCTAGGAGTAATTATGCAAAAAGAATTAGCAAGCTGTGGCGATAACGCTGTAGCGACGTTACAAGCAAATGTAGCTATTCCGGAAGGAATGACGCAAGAAGGCTACTATCATGTTGAGTGCCGTGATGCACAAGGCAATTTAAAGTGGGAAGAGCAAGTTCCTAACCTAGTAGTTGCTATTGGTAAGCAGTTAATGCTTGATACCTTGTTAAAAGGTTCTTCATATTCTGTTACTGGCCCATTTTTAGGTCTGACTAAAGTTTCATTAACGCCAGCTGCTACTGACACTATGACCACATTGGTTACTACTAACGCTGCTGAGTTTACTAACTACACAGTAAGTGGTTCCGCAGTTCGTGGTACAGCCGTATTTGCTTCATCTACCTCAAGCGGAACAACTCCATCTAACGTAACATCTTCTACTGCTACTGGTATTACTTACACTATTACTGGCGCTGGTGGTACAGTTTATGGTTGTTTCTTAGTATTGGGTTCTGGCGCAGTAAATACACAAAGTTCAACTGGCGGTACTTTATATTCTGAAGGAAACTTTTCGGTTGCAAAAGCAACCACTGCTGGTGATACAGTTACTGTAACGTATTCTACAACTGCTACAAGTTAAGGAGTCTTAAATGGCTCTAGTAGTTTATGATCGTGTCCAAGAGACCACGAGTACCACAGGAACAGGGACAATAACCCTAGGCGGTGCTGTATCTGGATATCAATCATTTGCTGTAGTTGGCAACGGAAATACTACCTATTATTGTATTATTAATGGCACGCAGTGGGAAGTAGGTATTGGAACTTATACATTATCTGGAACTACTTTAGCTAGAACCACTGTTCTTTCAAACTCTAACGGCAATACATCACCTATTACGTTAGCTGGTAGCTCACAAGTATTTGTTACTTACCCATCTGAAAAATCAGTAAACCTAGATTCAATAAATACGGCTACTGTCCCGCAATTAGCAATAAGTTCTTTTACAAGCACAACCCCTGTATTATCATTTAACGCTTCTAATAGTCCATTTGCTTCAGGTGCATCAGTATCTGGAAGTTATTTACAAACTCTATTGCAAAACAAATCAGGAACTGCAGGGGCTTCTACTAACTATGTTCTGAGTAATGACTTAGGAACAGACTCATCATATTACGGTGAGTTTGGCATGAACTCTTCTGTATTTAGTGCATCTACTCCTAGCGATTTCTTTAGCATAAATAATGGTGTTTATTTTTCAGGTCATGATGGTGATATAACCGTTGGCTCAGGCAATGGATATAAACAATATTTTGCTTGGGGTACAACAGGGCAATCAGCCCATGTCATAAATGCTTCAGGTGCTATTGGTTTATCTACAAACCTTGGCACAACACCCGCTACATCTGGAACTACTGGATATGGAACTTCAGGTCAAGTATTAACTTCTGGTGGTAGTGCGGCGGCCCCTACTTGGACAACTCCTACTACAGGTACAGTAACTTCTGTAGCACAATCATTTACAGGAGGTTTAATTTCTGTATCTGGTTCGCCTGTTACCACTTCAGGTACTTTAGCCCTTACAGTGGCTGGTACTTCTGGTGGCATACCTTATTTTTCTAGTACTTCTGCTTGGGCATCTTCAGCTGTTTTAACTGCCAATGGAATAGTTTATGGTGGTGGTGCTGGTGTATCCCCTAGTTCTACCGCTGCTGGTACTACTGGTCAATTTTTAATTGGAAATACTAGCGCAGCTCCTTCTTGGGGTACTTTGTCTAGCTCTACAGTTACATCGTTTTCCGCAGGTACAACTGGACTTACCCCTTCTTCAGCTACAACAGGTGCAGTAACTCTTGCTGGTACTTTAGGCGTTGGTAACGGCGGTACTGGGCTTTCTTCAACCCCAGCAAATGGCGCACTAGATATTGGTAATGGTACAGGATTTACACGCACCACTTTAACTCAAGGAACAGGCATTACTATTACCAATGCTGCTGGTTCTATTACTATTGCAAGTAGTTCTACAAGCCCTATTCCCGCTGGCACAGTAATGCTGTTTTATCAGTCTGCTGCGCCTACTGGCTGGACACAAGTAACAACCCTTAATGATTACGCTTTACGTATTGTTAGTGGCACAGGTGGCAGTACTGGTGGCTCTGTTGCATTTAGTACAGCCTTTGCAAGCCAAGCAGTATCAGGATCAGTAGCAGCTACAGGTTCTTCAACAGCTACAGGTACTACAGACTCAACAACTGCTACTGGAACTATAGCTGCAACAGGTTCTTCAACAGCTACAGGTACTACAGACTCAACAACTGCTACTGGAACTATAGCTGCAACAGGTGCAACTGCAGCAACAGGTACTACAGATGGAACAACGCTAACAGCAACGCAAATACCAAGCCATACTCATGGATACTACAACAACGGATCTGGTTATGATAACCCAAACAACGTAGGCGGTCCACGATATAACATTTATTCATCGGCAACTACAGACAGTGGTACGGGTGGCAATGGTTCGCATACTCATACATTTACGAGTGCTACCCATACCCATACTTCTGGAGCTTTTACAGGAACCGCCCATACCCATACATTTACAAGTGCTGGTCATACTCATACTTCTGGAGCTTTTACAGGAACCGCCCATACCCATACATTTACAAGTGCTGGTCATACTCATACTTCTGGGGCATTTACAGGAACAGCAATTAACCTTGCAGTTCAATACGCTAACATTATAATTTGCAGCAAAAACTAATGAAAATAGAACCTAAAGCAAATTGTCCTTTACATAACTTTGAACCATGCAAAGAAATGGACTGTGCGTGGTTTATGAAAATAGCTGGAACTAACCCAAATACTGGAAAAGAAATAGAAGATTGGGGATGTGCAGTTACTTGGCTGCCTATGTTACTTATTGAGACAGGTAGACAGCAACATAGTACTACTGCTGCAGTAGAATCATTTAGAAATGAAATGGTTAAAAACAATGAAATTGGGCAACGTGTTCTATTGTCAGCTGCTGGAATAGCGCCACAAGCTCAGTCAATGATTTTGGATAGCAAATAATATGAGACTAACAATTATTCCTTCTGATGGACTTGTTTCTGTAAACAAAGTTGCAATATTAGATTTGACTTTAACTAATATTCCAGCAAATATTCATGCTATTCAATGGTATGAAACCCAAGGTGAAATTGAGTTTACAGACGGTACTCCAAATCAACCTATTACTGTATTGCCTGATTGGGCTATAAATGCTGAATCTGTTTGGCAAGTGGCTTATGACGCTTCTATTGCTCCACCCCCAGCACCATTGCCACCTACAGCAGATCAAAACAAAGCTCTTGCTGCAAGTAAGTTATATCAAACCGATTGGACAACAATTTCTGACGTATCAGATCCAAGCAAAAGCAATCCTTATTTAATGAATGTTGCAGATTTTACTGCTTATAGAAATCAAATTAGACAAATAGCAATCAATCCAGTAGCGGGTAATATTGATTGGGTAGTAGAGCCAACGCCAAAATGGTCTAATTGAAATGTCAGTAAAAATAACTGAAAATGTATTTTCAGATAGCCTATTAGAAAAGCTATTTATTTTTAGCCGAGATGGAAAGCAGCCAACAAAAACCAATTTTTTTTCTTGGGGTGCTGACGTTGTTGGTGGTAGTAATGCGATATTTTTATTTAATCTTGAAGAAGACTTAAAAAAAGAAGTTGCACAAGAGTTAATATTTAAAGGAATTTTGAAAAAAGAGCCTACTGCATGGAAAGGCAATATTTTCCTAATGTCTCGGAACTCTCATATTCCTTGGCATCATGACGGTGGATATACGTTCTCAATTACTGTTTATTTAAACAAAGTTTGGGACCCTAATTTTGGCGGTTTTTTATTGTATGAAGACGGGGAAGACATAAAAGCGTATCTTCCAAAATACAACTCAGCAGTTTCTTTTGCCCCGCCATTGCAGCATTGCACTACATTAACCTCCAATTTTTCTCCTTTAAGAGAATCATTGCAAATTTTCATTGACGATACGGTAGTTTAAATATGTTTGGTTTAACTACTTTTGCGCAAGCACCTTTTGCTTCTCTCCCATTAGGGGGCAATGCCTATATTCTTTCCTTAATAGAAAATTCTACACTTGCAGATAGTCAAGTCTTTCAAGCTCAATACGCCTCTAGTCTTTCTGAAAATTCTACACTTGCAGATAGTCAAGTCTTTCAAGCTCAATACGCCTCTAGTCTTTCTGAAAATTCTACACTTGCAGATAGTCAAGTCTTTCAAGCTCAATACGCCTCTAGTCTTTCTGAAAATT